AACTCGGCCAGGGCCTGGTGCATCTCGCCATACACCCAGCACTCCAACTCAGCACCGAGCTCGACGCATTCGAGGCAAGTCCTGAAGGTCTCGAATCCGCCATCTACCCAGAGGCCCGATGTGTACTCGTACCGGTCGCCTGGTGCGATGACGGCCTGGCACTCGACGCACTCGTGAGCCTTGCGCGCGGTGACCATGCGCGTCGTCGCGAAGGTTGGGCCATCGCAGTCGCACATCAGAGATCTCCGCGCTCATCGCGCTCGTGCGAGCGCTGTTGCTTCGCCTGGCAGAACATGCACTCCTCTGTGCTATGCGAGCGGAGTGTCTCGCATTCGTGGCGGCGCATCGCGACCCGCAGCGCTCGACCGACTTGGTCCAGCTCGTCGTCTGTGACCATCCCTTTGCCCTTCTCGGTCCACTCCACAGCTCCACCAGGCCAGTATTCGAGTACGAGCGTGCTTGATTCGGCCTCGGCCGTTGCGCCGTTGACGACTGCAGCACGGATCAGACGACGAATGCCGAACGTGTCCGCGTACAGGCGCGCCGAGTCAATGCCGGTCGGAGCTTCTTTAGCAGTCGCGCAGATGTCCGGCGTGATGGCCGTGTCGATATCGTCGGCGTCATTGCTGGGCTCCCATCTGAACAAGGTGATCTTGATATTCCATGCGGTCATATGCATCATGTCGTTGCCCTTTCGCGGCTGTCTGTGGATGTTGGAAACTCCGCCCACTGCCGACCGTCGAGCAACGGCAGGGACACCTTGCGCACGCGACCCTGGTCGCGCTCAACGAACTGTTTCAGGAAGAATGGCACGCCCAGGCGCTGGCACTGGTCGCGCAGACTTCGATGCCAGTCGAGTTCGGCAGCCCGCGCGCGCTGGCCCGACTCGGAGCCCGCGATGACCCAGCCCAGCCCAGCCGCAGAGCGTCCGCCCGCAGCCTCGCCGAGGTCGATGGGGCCGAGCAGTGGCTCACACGACAAGAAAGGCCGCGTGCCATACATCTCGGCGAGGTCGAGCACAAGCGGCAAGCGGTACTCGGCCACCTCCTGATTCTCGATCGACACGCCGAGAGTGTCCGCATGGCTTCTTCGATCTGCTGGATCGCCTTGGATGCGTCGCCAGACTGAACGGCAGTGAGGGCTGCGCGAAGCTCGTCGAGTGCCAAATCAGCCGCCGAGTCGAGCTGCGCAACACGACGTTCGAGCTCGGTCTCCTTGCACGGGGAAGCCGACCATCCGATGACGCTATGCGTGTTGTTTGCCATGCACCATACATAGCCGAGTGGCGACACCGTGTCAACACCAAAACAACACCATGCACCGGCGCCGCGTTCAAGGGCGGGCGGTCGCCAACGCGTGAGCGAGCCGCGCAGGGTATGCGCGGTGAAACTCTCGCGGCAGGACCTCGTGCACCAGGCGCTCGAAGTCCCAGCGTCGCGCGACCGGCTGCGAGGGCTGTAGCGCCCAGCGAAGTTGGAGCTTGCGCCGTCGCCCGCGACCGCGCCGGATGAGCAGCCGCTCGCCCTTGCCAGCGTGTCGCCGAAACGGAGCGGGCAGGCGGGCGTCGTTCTCGACGAAGAAGTGGCGCTCGTCGCGCAGGGCGCCGGGCCAGTTGCGCCTGGTGACCACGCGCTTTGGATTCGGTCGAGCCGCGCGCGTGGGTATGGCCGTGCTCGTGCGCTGGCCGCCGAGGACGTGATCCTCGTACATGGCGCGCGTCGTGCCCACCGTGACCTCGGGCCGTGAGCGCGTCGCTCTCTCGACCCTGATGCCGCCCGTGGACCACTGGCGCCGGACTTGGAAGGTGTCCTTGATGTCGTCTTTGATTGCCCCTCGCGTGGCAAACGCGCTATCGTTTGCAGCACCAATCGCAGCAAATCCCACCTGTTTGTTGAATGATTTGGCGACCTTGCGAGGAGATATCAGCTTGTTTTTTATGGTAACCATGGCAATTGTTTGGGCATCCTTCGCAGCGGTAATCGCAGCCGCGGGCATCATGTGGCGCATGTCGCGGCGGCTGCTCGAGGTGATCATACAGCAGGCCGAGATCGAGCTCGACAGCGCAATCGATCGGGTCCTGATGACCGGCAACTCGAACGCGTCGATCGCCGACACAGCGACCAGGGCGCGGAACCTGCTCACCGGGCCGAGCGAGCGAGCGCTGCGGCGGCTGTACGGCGCGGAATACGAGCAAGCGGTCACCAAGCGTGCGGAGGCTCGCAAAAGGTGATCCGGTCGCTCATATATATGGGCGAAATTATTGGCCTTTTTGACGCTTTGGCCGAGTTTTGGGACCACTTTTGTGTGAGTATGAGCCGCGCGCAGCTACCCCCTCCCCGCACGTATGGGCCAGAAGGACCCGCGACATGATCGATGACACACCACGCAACCTATCCGACACCCTCCTGTGCATAGCCAACAGCGATGCAGGTGGCCGTGTACCGTCCGCCGCCGAACTGAACCGGCACCGCTTGGTGCTGATGCATCCTGAGCAGGTGTCGCGACGCGAGCAAGCGATGGCAACGCTCAGCACAGCGTTGGCAGCAGCACGCGCAGCGACAGAGGAAGCCGAGCGCGCTGTATATGAAGCACTCGAACTCTACCGGCCATTAGCCACGATACGGACTATGTTGCCAGACATGGCAGCCATGAGCACTTACAACAAGCGTCGAGATGCACACGCGCTGTCATGTGTCGCATCGGAGATATCCGGCGCTGCCCGGGCGAGCGAAGCGGCATCACGGACCATGTCGACCAAGGCGGTCAAGGTCTGGGAAGAGTTCGAAGTGGCGCTGCGTGAGGCCGGGCAGTGAGCGAACGCAGGCCCAAGGACATTGACGTGCCCATTACTGGGCCGATGGGAGACCGGCTCATCTTCAAGCTGCTGTCCCCCGGGCGGCGGTTGTGATGGGCATGTTCCGAGCACTTCGCGCATGGCGTCGCCGTCGCCTCGTGGCGCGCGCAGTACGCGCCGAATACATGGCGGATCACCTACCGCACGACTTCGCCGATGAATGGCGCACCCGGGCCATCACCGCCCTCGCCCGCGTTGCCGCAATCGACGCGTGCGAGGGCGTACCGCCGGCGAGACTGCTCGAGTAGCATGGGCCGCCCCAAGAAGCCCCGCGACCTGATCGCGCTGTCCACCGCCGCCCAGCGGTACGGCGTGAACGATAGCACCCTGCGCCTGTGGCTCAACAAGGGCCGGCTGCGCGGGCATGGGACACGGCCCACCGAGATATCTGAGGGTGCACTGGTCGCACTGCTCAAGAGCGATGGGCGACCATGCGAGCCCCAGGACGACACGCCAGCGCCGGTGACGGCCGACGATCCGCTGCTCACCCTGGACCAGGTCGCCGACATCCTCGGCGTACGCAAGCAGACAGCGAGCGCGTACAAGACCGAGGGCAAGCTCGCATCATATCGCCGCTCTGACGTGATGGCGTACCGCGCGCACCGCGCCGCTGGCGATGGCTACACCAAGACTGGCCTCGCCGACGCGCGCGCCGAGGGTCACCTGCTCGATAACGAGCACAAGCGGCTGCGCAACCTCGAGGCCATGGGCAAGGTCTACCACGCCGAGGACGTAGACAGGGTCGCCGTCGAGCTGGGGCGGCTCCTGGCCAACCAGCGACAGCAGGGCGCACAGCGACTCGCGGCGACCCTGGCTCGCGAACTCGGCGAACTCGGCATCATCCTCACGTCCGAGCAACGAACCGCGATCGTCCGCGCTGTAGCCGACGTCATGGATGCCCAGGGCGATGCATTGCAGCGGCTCATCGCAGGCATGGCCAGCGACTGACGGCGTCGCCGCTGGCCAGTGGAGTACTTCAGCGACGTTGACCGCGCTCACGAGTGCTGGCACACTTTGCGCATGCTTATCCCGACAGGCTGGCAACCGGGCACCTTGGCCGTGTCCGCGCCCTCGGCGCCAACCGAGGAAGAGTTGGTCATCCCGCCCCAGGTCGATGTGCTTGAGGTGACGCTCGTCGCGCCCGTCGGCACCGAATCGGTGACGCCGCCGCTTCTGATCCTTGGCTGGGACAATGACCAGCTGGCCTGGCGCGAGCTGGCGCAGATAACGAACACCGATCCGGTCACTGGCGACCAGGTCCCGTTCGACGTCGGGCCGGTCAACCCGGCGCCGTCGTATCTCTTGCGCGGCTCGCCGGGTATTCGCCGACTTCACATCCAGGCCGCAGCACTCACCGGCGTGGTTGCCACCCGTCAACGCGGCATCTATCAGAGGTCGGATACATGAGCGCGGGCTACCTGTTCGACTCCGGCGGCGGTCGCATCCCATTCCTCTCGCAGACAGCAAGAGGGACGATGGAAGCGGCGATGCGCATGCCGCTCGACTTCTGCGTCCAGGGTAACGATGCCCGCGATCTCATCACCGACACACCGCTGGTACAGGTCGCGCCCGCGCTGGCCAATCAGACGACCACGGCACTACTGGACGGGGAGCCACCGCCAGCCACGGTGACCACGGCGCTGACCATGAGCGGCGGCGGCTCGTGGGATGCATGGGACTCGACGGTCAACGACATCACCACGGGCTCCGCATTGCTCGCCCTCACATTCTTTCTGCAAGCCGCTCCCGTGGGCTCGGCCAACCTCGTCGGCAAGCGCGACGGTGTTGCGGGCATGGAGCTGTTTGTCGATGCCAACCAGCAAGTGAGCTGCCAGCTGAACGTCAGCGGCGGAGCGCTGCGCAGCATCAAGCTCCCCGGGACTTTCGACGTCGGTCGCTGGCATACGGTGGTCTGCCACATTGACCGCTCAGTGCCAGGCGGGCTCGGTGGGGGCCAGCTGATCCTGGCCGGAACCAACGAATCCGCGTCACGTGCCGCCAATCGTATCGCGATCGACATCGATCCCGGCTCACTCTCGAACGCCAGTACGTGGGCGGTTGGCGCTCAGCGGATCGGCGTGAGTGCCAATATGCGCGTCTTGCAGGTTGCCATCGGCGAAGGTCCAAAGACAGAGGGCCGCAAGGCCACGATCATCGCCGGCGAGGTAGCGAAGGTGACCTGGGCCGATCAAGTCTACGGGGGTATCACGCCATGATCTTCTTGAATCAGTCATTCATTGACGCCGGTACGTTTGGCGTTGCCGCGCCCACGAACAGCAGCTTGGCTGCCGGGCTCACCGCACTCGACGAGCAGCTCGACGTGACAGTCCCGGGCGCTGTCGCGAACGTTCAGGCGGCGGCGACCGCGCTGGTTTCCGAAGCCGATCAGTTCAAATTTGACTCATTGTCTCCATCGTTCGATATCACCGCGACATCGGGCTTGGGCGGTGAATCAGTCATCACCGACTGGGATGGTCTGGCGAGCGATATCGTCATCGACGCCGACGTGTCCGTTGGCGCATGGACATGGACCGGCTCCACTGGGAAATTCACCGCCACCAACGCGGTAAACGGCCACATTTCCAACATGAGCTTTGAGTTCGACGCAGAGAAGGGCGCGGGCGCGGGCGTACGCTGGCAATTCTCCGTGCGCATCAATGGCGGCGTGCCGGTAATCAGCAGAATCACGAAGAATTTCGACGTCTTGAACGATCGCCTGGCATTCCGCGTCACGTTTCCCCTGCTCGCGATTCCGAGCGCTGGCACTACCGTTGAATTCTTGGCCCAGCCAGAGAGCGGCGGTGCGTCTACGTTGACGATCTACAAGTTCGTGCCGGTCTTCCTGCGCCACACGAACTGATGATCAAGGGAAATAGATCAGCGTCTTGAGTACGATCGTCGGCCCTTGGCCGTTCCACGTCCGGCGGAACGTCGCCTCGATGCGCTGCGCGGACACGTTGTCACCAGCCACAAGACCGGGAAACAGCTCGTCGAGTGTCTTGGCGCCGGTGTCACTCGATATCGGATAGGTCGTGGTCTCGAGCAGCGGCCCCAGTGTGGTGAAGCGTTGCAGGTAGATCTCGCTCGTGGCGCGCATCTCATGCCAGTGCAGAGCTGTATCCGCGGCCAACGGCCCGCCGGCCGGTTGGCGATACTCGGCCATTGGCGTCACCAGTCGCACGATGGCCGCGGCTGGTGAATAGGTGCGGCCCACGCAGTAGACAACGCCCGGCTCATCTATCGCAGGCGCATACCAGATTTCGACGACCTGAGACGCTCCATCAATGGGCGCGGGGATGGACAGCGGCACGATCGACGGGCCGGGCAGATCGTCAACCTCGACCAAGGGCAACAGTGCCCTGATGCGCGCGCTGAGGCCCGCGGGCATACCGATGTCGGAGGCCACGATCCCGCCCAAAACGCGTGCGCGCAGGTCATCGTCGGCCACGGGTGCGGGCAGGCAAGAGTCGGGGAATAAGTACTCGTGCCAGACCTCGAGCATTGGACGACGGCAGTCGAACGGCCAGACCTCGAGGTAGAGCGTTGCGACGAATTCGGCCACGGGCGCACTGGCGCGGGTGAGCCCATCGACAAAGCGCTCGACGCCCGCGCCTTCCCAGAAGCTGCCCGCGGGCAGAAGGTCCCAAATCAGTGAGCGATATGCGTCCGTGAAGGTTTGAGCCATGATGCCTACAGGAACGTGATGGTCGGCGCCGGCTCTATCAGCTGGCCGTGGAGCGCTACCAGGTCGGCGCTGGGGCCCGGGTTGATCACGTTATCCTCGGTTGCCTCGTGGCCCGCTGTAACGCTGGGCTGGATGTCGTTGACCGTGACACTCGTGATGCTCGTCAGCCCACTGATAGCCGCGATCAGTTCGGAGTTGGCGATCGAATAGCCACTCGCGCCCCGGCCCGTGGCCACTCGCTGGCGAAGCGCCCGCCCAGCGGCAGCTTGTGTATCTGCCGTGTTCGGCACGATCGTGAGCGTGCACTCTGCCCATGGCACAGCCATGATCCGCACCTTGACGTTGTCCCCTACGCCGCGCACAGTCAGCACGTTCAGCGCCGATTCCCATGCATCGACTTGGCCCTGAGTTGGCAGGTTGATCGTCCATGGCGCGTCCTGGGCCTCGAGCGCTGTGAGCACGAGCAGCGGGTACAGGACGACAGTGCCGGACCCGAGCCCAGCTGGATCGACGAACACCTCGCCGATGGCGGCGTCGAGGTTGCGCAATTGCTCGATGTAGTACGCAGCGAGCCGGCAGCCGCTGCGTGCGGCAAAGGCACCGCGCACGCGTTCGCTCGTCTGCTCATCGTTGACCGGGTCCGCGCCCGCAACAAGCAGAGCCGTGACTGGTGCGATCGTGTCGACGTCGTCCGAGATGTCGTCGATCCCGATGTCGTCGCCAACCGACAGGTTGTAGTCGCTGCCCGCGGCCTCAGCTGTGACATTGACCTCGATCGTGGACTCAGGCGCCCCGAACACAAGCGGCGCATCGGTGGTGTATCGCTTGCCCGTGGCAATGCCGGCGACGAACGATCCGGCCGGCAAGGTGTAGTTGTTCCGGGCCGTCACCGCGATCGTGAGCTGCGCGGTCGCGGGAACCGGCGCGATGACGCCCATCAGTTCGGCCCATTGTTGCAAGGGCGCTCCAGTCGCGCCGCCTGGGAACGCCTGGGTGGCAGACTCGCGAGCGAGGCCCATCAAGAACAGGTCGCGCCGCGCCAGTATCTGCCCGAGCGGATAAAGCAGGTTGTCATTGGTGAACGCCGACAGCGTCCTGCCGGAGCGCGTCACGACGCCGCTGTATGCAGCGGTCAACCCACGCTTCACCGTGGTCAGGACCTCACTGAGAGTCGGAATCGTGATCGGTAGCAGTGCGGGCATATCAGCTCTCTGGCGACAAGGTGCGCCCGGTCAATACCAGTGTGGACTCAAGCACGTAGACGGCTCCGACCTGCCCGTTGACGGTAACAGTGCCCGCGACGCCGACTTGCGATAGCGCCCCCTCGATGTCGGCACGAATCGCATCCTGTGAATATGGTCGCTTGAGCAGCAATGCGAGATCGCGACCATATGGCGGCTCGACCCAGGTCCAGATCGACGTCTGCTCGCCCTCGGGATCGTTGCGGTCGCGATCGGTACCGATGAGCGCGGCGACGTCCACCTCGTCGAGGATCTGGCCGTCGAAGAAATCGTCGAGCGATATCGAATCACTCATGTGTCACCTTGAGGCGGTCGGAGCCCTTGAGCGTGGCCGACGTTCCGGGGAACGGATCCACCGCGGGCGGCGCCACAATGGGAGGCGGCACAAACGGCGTCGTGGTCGGTGTCGGGGCGATCGGGCTGGGCAACGGCACGTTGTGGATGTGCAGCTGGACATTTTGCTCGAGCGCACTGGTGCGCGCATCGAGCGCATCGACATCCTGCTTGAGCGCGACGAAATCGGTCGTCGCGCTGGCTGGGCGATAAGAGCAGGGCAGGGCCGCGTGCTCGCCCTCGGCGCCATCGAAGGGCAGCACGAGCACGATGTCTCCCTTGGTGGGCTCGTAGCCCTGGCCGAGCAGTGCAAGCAACACGATCTCCGGCTCGACGTCGCCCTGGATTCTCACGTTGACCTTCACCACATCGCCGCCGATGGCAACGCTGTCGATCACGCCGAGCCTCATGAGCGCACCGCCCGGATCAGGCTGGCATCGAAACCAGCCGTCACACGGTAGACCTCGGGCAGCACGCACTGGGCCGTCGCGCTCATCTGTGACTTGCTGATCGTCGAGGTCAAGGACTGAATCACCATGGTCCGATCCAGGCCATCGCGCTTGATGCGCACCAGATCGCCTGGCTGGCGCTCTGTGCGGCGCAGGCGGACCTCGACCGGGAAAGATAGCCCCAGCCTTCGCGCGGCCTCAGTCGCCGCCTGGTGGCCTGCTCGACCTTGGGTGTTCGCCGCCTTCGATGCTATCACCAGGCGGCTGGGCTGGATCGAGCCGGCGACAATGTCCGCGCCCAGCTGGCCGGCGATGACCGAGGCCACGTCAGAGCTCACGGGGAAGCGCCAGCCGCGCACGCGCACGTCGTCGCGCCATTCGCTGATGTCTGGATTCGGCTGGATATCGAGCACGTCGCCCCGCCCGATCTGCCAAAGCTCGAGAGGGCGCACCGGGTCAGGGATCGTGACGAACCTGAGCGCACCAGCCGCCGTATCGGTGACCGTGAGACCCGCGGCCAGGGCCATCTCCTGCAGCGCGGTCGAGAGGAGCGTCGATTTCTTCAGTCGATAGCGCGAGACCGGCGCATCGTGGGCAGTGTCAACGACGATGCCGAGCGGCTGCGCCAGGGACCGCGCCACCGCGCTCAGCTGCTGGGCTCGGAACAGCTCGTTCCCAATGGCGTCGTTGATCAGAAGCCCGCGGGTGAGTGAGCGGCCCGCGACCGTGAACCCCTGCTCTGGCGTTCCGCCATATGTCTCGACAACGCCGGAGAAGACCCGAACGCCGTCGATGTCAATCTCGAACCGCTCGGCCATGGCTGCCCGGTATTCGACAAACGTGTCGCACCGCGCTCTGGCCGCGATCTGTTCGAGTGAGCGCTCGACGACCACGGACTCGACCGCGATTTGCCGCCGATCGTTGCCAATGCGGACGACCGGGATCATTCGTCGCCGACCTCGTCGTCGCCAGGGTCACGCGGAGCCTGCGCAAGCAATGTCTGCCCAGCCATGGCGAACGCTTGCTCGGCGAGTGTTGCAAATTGCTCACTGGCCACGCCCGGTGGTGACCACGTCCAAATCATGAGAGCCGACGCATACAGCAAGCCCATCGCGCGCTCGCGGATTGCCTGGTCGACGTCGTCCGAGCGCAGCGCGCCGCTGACCTCGACCGCATCAGCCGCGGCCTTCCCATGGCCCACGATGCGCCGGTTGCTCTCCAGCGCTTGCTGCAGCTTGCGCGCGCGCCGCCGTCCGTCTTTGCGTTTGCCCATGGTGCAACCCTATCACAGTCGCGCTGTGCGCCCGACTGACCAGCTGAAGATGGCGTCGCGGTTCTTGCGTGCCAGCGTGTCGAAGTCGCCCGGCAAGGCTTGCAGGCGCGCCAGCGGTCGCGTGGCCGTCGAGCCGAATGCTGCGGATCCGAGTTGGCCGAGATAGAGCTGCCAGGACTCCAACTGGTTCAGGATAACGGGCGAGTCGTGCCGAGTTGCGGCAAGCTGTACGCGCTCGATGATGGCGTCGCGAGCGCCCGGCGAGAGTTCGCCAGACTCGGCGGCGCGGGCCCCGGAACCAAGCGCCTGGATAGCCCCGGGGATATCGCCGCCCGCCTGGACGTTGCCATCGGTGAGGAGCTTCTCGCTGACCGTCGCCGTGTAGTCTCCACCCTGAACAAACTCCGGCACGCGCAGGGTCGGGCGCAAGGTCGAGAGCTGAGCCGACGCCGCTGGCTCGCTGGCAAAGTCAAAGCCAATCAACGACAGCTCCTCGGCGAGGTCGGCCGCGGTCGCGGCAATGACGCCGGTCCCGGTCGGCTCCGGCGGCAATGAAGTCGTCCAGAACACCGCCCGGAACGTGTGTGTCTCCAACTCGCTGTGCACCCCGGAGAAGCTCCACGACTCCGGGACGACGTCCAGTGGGCCGAACCATGGATGAATGAGCAGGCCCGTGCGGCGCGCCGTGTGGAACAGGCGCAGGCGCGCGCTCAGCTCTTCGACGCGCGACACGGCGCGGAGTTGGCCGTCGAGCGGGATGCCGTCATCGTGCGGTGTGAGGTATCCCTCGAGCGCGTGGCGCTCACGGCCAGCCACAACGAAGCGTGTCGAGGTCGCGCGACCGAGCAGCACATCCTCGACCGTTGCGTTCTGCCCGTCGCGCGTATACCGCGCCACAGAGAACGGCAGCCCCGCGAAGCTGGCGGGATAGCGCGTTGCCCGCGCGCGCTGTTGGTAGTCGTCTGGGCTGATCATCGCTTGCCGCCGTCGAGCGATGGTGCTCGATTCTGCGCGCGCTCGAAAGCGTTCTGGTTGAGTTCGCGGATCGTGGCTGGATCGAGCCGCACCTCGCGGATCTGGGCAAGCAGCTCAGGCGTGAACGTCTCGCCTCCGCCGATGCTGCGTTGCTCGACCAGCCTGTCGATGGCGCCTGTCAATCCAGTCATCGCGTTCGAGATCTGAGCCTCGCGCGCGATCTCCTGGACCGCGGTCACAGGCGCGAAAATCCCTGGCTCCGCGGGGGCGGCCGGACCGATGACAGCTTGCTGCTCGAGTGCCTGCGCGACCTGCTCACGGGTGACGACGCCGGTCTCTGCGGCTCCCAACACCGCGAGTTCCTGGGCCAGCGCTATCCCCTCGCTCCGCTGTTTGGCGAGCAGCTCGTTGATTTCTTCGAGCTGGTTTTTGAGCCCGTCGATCTCTCGCCGCGTGGCCGCGTACTGCTCTTGCCACTTACGCGTTCCGATGATTGCATCCTCGATATCGAATACAGCTTCGCCGATGGCTGTACCTACGCCGACAAACCCATCGGCCAGCCATCCCGCGGCTTGCACCGCGCCCGTGAGCAGGGAGACGAACGTCTCGATGCGCTCTGGGGTCATCGCTTCGCTGAGCGAGAGCTTGGCCTCGTTCATCGCCTGTGCGATCCGGAACCCTTGCGTCGCGGTCTTCTTGCCGAAGTCTTCCGAGATGTCGGTCGCGTTGGCCGCCGCATCAGCCAGTCGCTCGAATTCGGCGCGCGCGGCGGGGTCTTGCAGTGTGCGGAAGAACTTGACGGCCTCCTTGCGCCCGAGAATGTCCTGCAGCTGCTTGATGTTCAACCGCTTGTCGGCGATCTGGTCGAGGATATCGCGCAGCCCGCGCAGTCTCTTCTCGGGGCCCTTGCCGGTGAATACTTCGATTCCGACCTTCTTGAATTCATCGCTCTTCTGCACAAGTGATGAAATTCCAGCCTCGAGCACGGTGCCGGCAGCGGCGGCTGATCCGGTTGACTTGCGCAATACCTGCAGCGCAGACGACAGGTCCGCCGCTGATTGCACGCCGCCCACGCCCACCTCCTTGAAGGTGCTGGAGACATCCTGCAGCACGCTCGCCATCTCCGAGAGCGGTATCTTGCCCTCCTTGCCGGCGCGCACGAATGCGCTGAGCGCTTTCTCCATGCCGTCGACGTCGGTGACCGCAATGCCCATGGAGTCGCTGACCGCGGAAACAAGACCGCCGAGGTCTGCCACTTCGGCGCCCGTTGCCACCGCCGTTCGCGCGAGCAGGTCGAGCAAGCGGGCATCCTCGATAGCTGCCGGGCCGAGCAGGTTGGTCAGGGTCTCGGCGGCACTGGCCAGCTCGACTTTGCTGAGCGCCGTCTTGCGCGAGGTCGCGGTGAGCGACTTCTCGAACAGCGCCATTTTCTCGGCGGATGCGCCAGCCTGAATCTGGACGCCGCCGAGAATGCGCTGGAATGCGAGCGTATCTTTTGCACCGGCTGCGGCTGCGGCTGCTACGCCGCCCGCGACACCGAAGCCACCGCGGCGGATGGCCTGGCCGCGTTCCTTGCTCCGCCGCTCGCGCTCACGGTCGCGCTTCTTTTCCAGCCTCTCGATCCGCGCCAGACTCTTCTTGTTCTCGCCCTCGAGCTGGGCAAAGGAGCGTGTGATCTGGGCCTCGGCTTCGGCGGTTGAAACCCTCAGCTTGCCGAAGACCGAGAAGCCAGCGGCCATGGTCTCAGTCCACCACGTATCCCTGGCTGACCACGCCGCGCAGTCGCACGTAGTACGTATCAGCCGCGGCCACGGTGAATGACGCCTTGCCGTTGGGCACGTCGCCGACCCCGAGCGCGGGCAGGCTTTGGACCACGAGCATGCCGCTGTCGAGCAGGTCTATCACGTCGCCGACCTTGGCCGAGTCGTACTCAAACCAGACCTCCGCAGACGGCAGAACAGTGTGAACGTCGGGAAACGATGTCCAGATGATGAATGGCCACTCGGGATTACGCACCCCGTTTGTCATGTATGTCAGCATTCCAACGACGCCGCGAGATTGGCCGCCATCGAGCCCGGAACTGCCGATGATGACTGTTACGCTGGCTCCGATCTGCGGGATTCGCCGCAGTGCTGTTTGGGATTGCGCCGCGCCAAAGGTTCCGGGTGGGGCGAATTCATAGGCATCCTGTGCTACGTCGCCGAGCTGGAAGGTTGACTGGGAGAGCGCAATTGATGACCCACTGCCCGGCGTGAACTGAATCGATGTATCGACCTCGAACGGCAACTCAACATAAGCCTGATTGCCGGCAATGGCGCCATTGGTATTCAGCCATGATATATCGACTGATACGGTGATCATGTGACCCATGCGCTGGTATTGCACGCGCTGGGCGATCTCTGCTGCTGCGACACTGAAGATCATCGGCAGCGTCGTTGGAGTCGGCCCGCCGCCCGACTCCATGAGCTTTGCGAGCTGACGGTTATCGGGCAATGGCGGAACGCCGAGCGCCGTTTGCATGCCGATGATCTCTTGCTGCAGGCCCTCGGCGAACGCCGGCGACATCGTGGTCGGTGGTTGCAGCTCGACCACCTCGAAATGGCCCTGGCGCGGCGTCGCTGGATCGAGCGGATCGAGCGGCTCCGGCGGCGAGAGAGTCGTGGTGATGTGTTGATTTGCGAGCATCGGGTCGCTGTCGGCGGTGCAGGATGAGAGCAAGAGAGCGGCGAGTGCCGCGATTCGTATCATGGCGCGACTGTGTCAGGTCGCGCGCGCGGTGTCATGCATTCGTATCAGTGGCAGTGTCGAACGAGATCGAAATCGCGCTGGATACGCCGCTTCGGTTCGTTCCTTCGGTGATCGGGTCGCCGAACTGCGTGGCGCCGTTCAGCGTGAGCAGGCGACCATTGCCGGGGTACGACAAGACGACCAGGCCGCCGACCAGATTGCGCAGGATGTCAAGACTCTTGTCGGTCGCGACGGTCACCTCGACCATGCCCTTGCCGAACTTGTGGCGGAACTTGCTCGTCGGTCCGTCGATGTCGTCCAGGCGCTCGCGCGTCGGGTTGGCAGCGGTATAGGTGACATCGCCGGCGACCGTGAACTCGGCTTGGCCGATGCCAGGCGCGGTCACGATCATGATGCAGTCTGACGCGGGGATTGTGTTTGTGCCGGGCATGTCGTCCTCATGTGGCCTGGAGCGTGGCCTCGTGCCGGGCGACTGGCTGTGTCACCTGGCCGTTGTAGGTCGTATCGAAGCCGGTCATGATGTTGCCGGTGATGATCGGCAACACCGACTGCACCAACTGCGCGGCGTCCTCTTGTGTGGCGTAGATCTGCCCAGCCGCGGCCAGCTCCTGCAGTACCGTCGAGATCTCATCCCGAAGGGACTGCGCGCTGACGTTCCTGGTGTGCAGTGGCGCACCGTCCGGCACGGGCAGATCGCCGACGTGGCTGGCCTCGATGGCGCCCACGGCCTCGAGAATGCGCCGGCGCGCCAGCACCGCGGACACGTAGGACTCGGTGTAGTCCGTGGCTCCGAGGTCGTTGAGAGAGCGCATCGTGATGAAGCTCGGGCAGATCGCGGCGCCTGCGGAGCCGTAGTGCGACATGCCGCCCACGCTGATGACCGGGCCAGTCGCCGGGCCAGGAGGCTCGAACAGTAGCGTTCCGGGTTGCATGCCAGCGATGGGCACCCTGATGAGCCCGGGGTTGGCCCGCCCGTCCTGGGCGCGTGCGTTGATCACCGTGGCGAGCAGGCGCACGCCGACTTCGAGCTCGTAGTGCGGCGCGTTTTCCTGGGCAAACACGGACATCACGCGGTCATTGCGTGCGGAGATCAGCGCGGTGAAGGTCGCCAGGAGAGTCGTGGCGAAGCTCTGCACGTACCACGTGTATTGATTCAGTTGCTGCCAGCCCGGCTGCAGCGCGGCGTCGATGCTGTCCAGCCATACGCCGAGCGCAGTGTTGCCGATCCAGTACTGGCTCGTGATGGTCCTGAGCTTGTCGACGTCGGCCTGCAGGAGCGCGGCGGGTACACCTGTGGCGTCTGCGTTGTTCGTGATGACCGGCGGCGTCGCACCGGGCACGCCGGTCTCTGCTCGGTCCGGGCGCAGGTTGACCGTGACCGGCGTCCGACCAGCCGCCACACCGACGTGCGAGCTGGTCAGGATGGCGTCGCCGGCGCCGATGTCCGCCGCGGCGCTGAACGGAAAGCCCGCGCCGTTGATCGCGGCGACAAAGGCATCGCGTTGCGCGCCCGGATCGCTGCCATTCGCGTGGCTCACGACCACCACGTGCGGTCCGAGCCGAAAGATATCCTGACCAGCCGCGGTCGTGGTGCCGGCGAAAGTGATGTCCCACGTGTTGGCCGTCCATGCGGTGGCATCGGCCCCGTAGATGTACAGCTCCACGGTATCGCGGAGTGGCATGGTGGCGAAGAACGTGCCAATGGCCTCGCTGCCCTGGCTGGTGCCGAGCAGCGTGCGCCCCTGGGCTTCGCTCGTGATACGGATCAGCGTTGCGGGCGTCGCCGTGCCATCGGTGGCCACCTCGGCGAACAGGATGGCGCGCTCGTCGCTGGTCGTTCCCTGCGCGGCGTTGACGAACCGCGACACTTGGCCTGGAAGGGGTAGTGGACTCATCGGCCTTGGCCTCTCTTGCGCTTGGGTTTGTGGGCGCCCACGGCAGCGGGCGCAGACGGTGCGAGTTTGGCCTTGAAGGCCAAAAGCCGGGCCTTTGCATCATCGAGTTGTTCGACGGCCAGATCGACCTGAGTCACATCGCGCCGGACGTTGCCGACCACGAGCATGGCTTGCTTGGCGCTGGCGTATGCCTCGCGATACGCTGGCACCGCCGGATCGGTAGGTGAAAGGGGGTTTGCGCCCCGCGGACCGCTCATGATGGCGCCTCCGAGATCGTGAGTGTGTGGAGTGAGCGAACGCCGCCCATCTCCAGTGTGTAGACGCCGGCGGCCAGCGATGGCATGGCCAGATCGTTGGCCGGAAAGCTCACCACGGGCACGAGCGCCACCTCGACGTCGTTGGCATCGAGGACGCGAACGGCATCACCGGCCTGCGCGTTGGCATACATGGCGATCGGCGCATATGGGGCCGCTTGCGGCGTTATCGTCGCCCACGTCACCAGGCGCGGGCCGTAGACATAGAGCGCATGGCCGCGCGACTCGGTCCCGTCGGAGTCGTCTGCGTCCAGCGTCACGAGCAGGCCGAGCGCGGCGCAGCCGGGCTGCCGGTACTGAATCTCTGAGCGAATCGTGAGCGTGAGCTCGATCTCTGGGTTGCCCGACGGAGTGGCCGCGGTGCGCCGCGTATCAGTGCTCTGGATAACGGCGAAGAGCTGGCGCAGCTCGGCGTCGTCTCGTATCCGTATCTCGGCCAGCTCGGCGGTCCAGTCCACGAGATCGGCCACGCGCGGCCAATCGGTACCAACCACGACCACGCGCAGCGCCGTCTGGACAGTGACCGTCTGCGCTCGGCCGCGCTGTTCTTGCGAGCTGGCGCGCACGATGGTGATGTCGATCCAGGGTAGGCCCAGGGATGCCCCGGCGGGCACCTCGGCGCTGAACCCGAGGTCTCGGCGGGTGACAGATCCAAGACCTTGCAGGATGGTCACCGCTCGATCCTCGAACGCCCGCAGCGTGTCATAGAGCAACTCACTCACGCGTCATCCCGCCCCTGGTCGCAATGCAACCGTATATGGCTCTGTGAGCTGGAGACGCCACGGATCGTGAAGGTGCGGCCCGATAGTTGGATGAAGCCGAAGTGACGCGGGGAGCCAGTGGTCGGAGGAAAATCACCGACTTTGTATCCGTCGGATCGGAGGACTTCGCCCCATTGGTCGGTGTCGAGATCGCCAACCTGCTCGGTGATTTCTCCGAGGGAGGTAAATCGCTCGGAATGCCAGTCGAGCGCGAAGTTTTGGAAGGTCGATCCATCGGACTTGGTGAGCGTGATTGTATCGCTGAACGTATCGAAGGCGGCGCGGTGTATAACGTCTGCAATGCCGCCTGTGCCGTACCAGGCCATCAGGCCGCGGACAGTAGCAAGCGCAGGCGGAACCGGCCCGCGGTCATGGGGCCGCTTGCCAGCGAGATCGCGAGCGCGGTGAGCGCGACGGGCGCGGCCAGCGCGATCGTGAAGCGGTCATGTGCCACCGCCGCGCCGATCAGCGCTGTGAAGGTCGTGGCGGTCAGGACCTGGTCATTGGCACCCGTGCCATCGCCGATGCTCAGCGTCGCCGTGCCAGGAGCCACGAGGCCATCATGCTCCGCTTCGATGGCGTAGACCCATCGCGTGCCACCCTCGGCGGTGAAGTCACGGAGGGTGTACAGACCGTCGGCCTGCAGGTGCATATGCGTGACGAAGTCCATCACCAGCCCGGCCTCGTCGGCAGCTCGGGCGGGCTCCTTGATCCGGATGGTCGCGTTGTCGGCGCTCGCGGCCTTGGGACAGTCCGCGAAGCCGAAGTGCAGGTCCGTCGGCGATGACGTCACGCGGGCCACGCCGTTGACCATCTGCAGATACACGGCCTGGCCGCTGATCCAGACCTCCGAGGCGACGAGATTCGCGGACTGTACGAGCGTTCTCGCGTCGGTCAGTACGACGTTCTCCGTGTTGTAGTCGGCGTCGAGACTGGACACGATGCCAGCCTGCGCGCCGCGAATGACGGGCTGATAGCCCGTGAGTGCGCCTGGCGCGATAAACTGGTCGCTGTAGCTGTTCTGGCCTTGCATGATGGTCTCCGTGCGTGAATACGTATTTGCCGGCGAGTGGTTATTGGGCGCAGATCAGGGCAGGAGGTTGCGATACATCGTGTTCGGCTGCCACGTCTCGCACCCGAACTCCTCGGTGACACGCATGCCGATCTCCGGCCACCGCTGCCAGTTGATGTCATCGGTGATCGTCATGCGTGGGCCTTGCCGCCCGCGCAGGTTGCCGTGGATCAGCGAGCTGTAGGTGCCGCCGGGCACGAACATGTAGATGTTGCGGCTACCGCTTCCGATAAACGGCGTCATCTCGCGCATTCGTCCGACGTTCACCATCCAGTCCGTCAGCGCCGCTTGATCGCTCGTATCGCCGGGAAGGCGGCCCATATCGTTGAGCCGGCCCTTGAAGTAGTCCGACATCTCGGATTCGAGGGCCGGGCCGTAGATCAGCTTTGTCGGCAAGAGTTGGCCGTTGTTCACTCTGCTGGCCAGCTTGATGTCGATCGTGGTCGGGCGCGCGACGATGATCTGCTGAAATGCGGATCGGAATACGTGGTTGAGGAAATCGGTCAGCGCTTCGTTGCGATTGAACGTCGCGCCTGCGCCGACATAATCGAAATCGAGGATCTTGTTGACGACGAACCTGTCGCGCTCGCCGTCCCACGCTTCGCCGAGCAGTGCCGGCGTATCCACCAAGAAGCCGCCGTGATCGAGCAGCATCAGCATCTCGGACCACGAGTAGACGAAGCCGCGCGGATCGATTTTGAAGCTCAGCTCGTCATGGAACCGCGCCGCGCCCGGCAGATCCTTGCCCGCGGTCGCGAGTTCCGTAAAGCTGGGAATCGCGACGTCTGGGCGGATGACGTTGCGGGCATCCAACGAGTCCATATCCTTGCGCCGTGACCACGCATCGATATTGATGCGATGGCTTCGGTAGGCCGGGTCCATGGCCTTCATCGCGAGCGCCACAAGCAGCGCTGGAAAGTCCGCAGGTACGGCGACGCCAGCACCGCCCGAGCGCAGGGATGACTCGACGTCGAGCTCGCCGTTGTGATCCAGTCGCGCACCCTCGCCGGGCAGCCAGAGACCGCCGAGCGACGGCGAGCGGATCGCAGCAGCTGGGGGCCGATGGAGTGCCTTGAACTTGCGGTAGGTATCCTCGGGGCTTCGCGCGGTCCAGTGGGGCTCAACGAGCCCGGCATGGCGTAGATGAAGCTCCATGAACGTGTGCAGGGGCGCGGTGATCAGCGAATCGGCCACGAGGTGACGCTGGTCGGCAACGCCCGGCGCCGTCGTGGGGTTCTGCGAGAGCATCGCGATCTGCGCGTCGCGCATCAAGTTGAAGTGGTTGGGCTGGCCACCCGTGACCGCGGGCGGCTGGGGGCGCTTCTCTGCCCGCTTGGCGGTGAGCGCCGCCGCTAGCTTATCGCACCGCTCCGGGTCGTGCTCGAGCAGCTCGACCGTGAACTGCGCATCCTCGCCCAGCTCCTTTTCGGCGAGTGATCGGAGCCCGCTCCACCGCTTGTCGTCGGTTGCGACGTCGACGGCGGGCGCGGGCGCGCTGGGCGACTCCACTGGCGTCGGCTTGGCCTCCAAGCGCGCGACGAGCGCCGCTTGCCCATCGGCCAGTGTCTTGAGGTAGTCGGTGAGTGTGCGGAGTTCGTCGCTCATATCGTCCTCGGATCGGCCGATGCCGGTGTTGTCAGCGCCCGTCCAGACCCACGATGCTTCGCGTGGCGTCCAGTCATCAGAGCGATAGATTTGCCGCTCTTCGTCTTCCAGGATCAGGGTGTTGTGATTGAACGAAAACCCGACGGAAGTGTCGCGGATCGTTCCCGTGCGAAACATGCTCGCCACGGCCTCGGGGCGGATTGCGCCCCCACCTCGGGCCAGCCAGTTTGCGGCCAGGTCGGCATGGATGTGCGCATCGGCAACCACTGCCAGATGTGCGTCATCCCCCTCGCCCTTGGGCTCGATGCGCAGGTTGTGCCAGCGCCCGATGTTGTCGCGCGCCGCGTTCGGGCTCCAGAAGTCGCCGGAGCCGTGATCGCCGAGCATCGCCATCGTACCATCCGGCTGGACCGAACCGGCCTTCTGCCATTCTGCGAGTGACGCGCGCTTGCGCAGGCGCAGGCGCAGGCGGACCACGCCTAGCCCCATCACGTGTTGGCGGACGGGCCGATCGGTGGCGATCGTGACATCCGGAACGCGAATGATCGCCGATTCTTCCGGATCCACGATGGCCTCGAAGCGCGCGAGCGCGACGGGTTCGGTGCACGCATATCGCTCATGCGTCTGCGTGTAGCGGGTCGTCATTCGATGCCTCCCTGTAGCACTGTCATTCGTGCGCGGCGGATCTCCGGCGTTTCGGCGGGCTCATTGGCAAGCCGTCCGCGGACCACGTCAGGCACGCGCCCACGCATCAGTATGGCTGTCTCATCGTCAATCCAGCCCATCTCGCGCTCGAGGGCCAGCGCCTTGACAGTCTGCAAGTCGTTGGCTGTCTCACGCTCCACTTCGAGCCAGGACAGCGTGGCCTTGTCGACCACGAATCCAGCCAGGAGTTCAGCCTCGACATACCAGTCGACAAGTTCGGCGCGGGCAAAGTCCAGCCCAGAATCCTTGTCGAGATTCGACACGATTCGGCGACGCTGATCGCTCGCCCCGCGCAGGGCTGAGAAGCTGGCGCTTCCCATGGCTCCGCCGATGCGCTCTACCGTCGAGCGCATGCCAGCGGCCACGCGGGCCTGGCTGTTGCCATAGTCGATAACGCGCGTGTCGCGCGTGAGTGTTTTGATGTCCTTGAAGCCGCGGGCGACCATGAAGGTGTTCGGTATGATTTCGTCGATCACATTGCCGTCGACGTCGGTGAGCGTGGATGCCGCGCCGGTGAGCGCGGATTGCCCAAAAAGCGCGGGCTGTTCGATCAGCCCGATCGCCTGAGTCGAGGCGTCGAGCTGTGCCTGCCCGAGCTCGGCCAGGGCCAGGCTGTCGAGCATGCGTGCGCCTTTGAGCGCGGGCGCGGGCAAGGGATAGCCCCATGCCGCTGACGCCTCGTAGCAGACGCGAATCGGGCTGACATTGGCATCGGCAACAAACGTGACTTTGCCGGTTTCCGTCGCCCGGCTTGACTCTGCGGCCTCGCCGCGGAAGTAGGTTCCGGCGTAGACGCCCTGCTCGTCGAACGCATGCCCATCGACGCCCTTGTCGCGTGCGACGCTGCCGATCCCCCATACCCGCAAGCGCAAGCCGTTGTCTCTCGCATTTGCCGTCTGCACCTGGATCCGCTCGACGTACACCTCGCCGGACGTGATCACTTCGTGAGCGACGCGCGCCCACACTTGCGCCAGGGTGCCAAATTGCATGCCCCATCCGACAGCGCGAGACCAGCGCTCGAGTCGCTCACGGGTGATCTTGTCGCTGGAATGCAGGGCCATCGGGCCACGCAATCCATCGCGGAGATCCGCCACACCAGCGGATACCATGCCGTCGTTGTTCACCGCTTGCTGGACTCGGCGGCGGAGGACATCTCCCTGGTATCCCGCGAGCGCCGCCGTCGTGCTCGTCGTCGGCGCGTGGTCGATATTTTGCTCCGCCGCTTCAAAGACCAGCGCGAGCGAACGACCATAGGGTGTAGATGTGAACGGGATCACTTGCCATGAGCTTGCAGCCTTCCCATGTCGGCCGGCCAGGGCACCGTTCGCCGTCGCCTGGCCACGCGACGCGCGCTGCTTATCGGCCCATGCGCGGCGTGCTATGCTCTTTCGATGAGCCCACCGACACCATGGACCCGCGCCGTCGGCGCCCGCATACAGCGCGCACGCAAAGCCCTGGGGCTTTCGCAAGAGGCGGCTGCTGAGTTGCTCGACGTGTCCACGTCCACAATCTCTCGATATGAGCGTGGGCACGTCCTGCCGACGCTCGACGGCTTCGCTGTTATGTGCGAGGCCCTCAAGGTCTCGGCGGATCAGCTGCTCGCTCGGGATCAGTTCGTGCCGCGACCGGTGCGCGACCGCGGTCTCGATCCACTGGCTGAGAAGATCCGGCGTCAGCTGGCCGTGACGCCACGCACATTGCTCGTCGTCATGCGCCGAATCCAGCTGCTACAGGGTGACGCGCCTGGCTCGGAGGATACGACCGCGCGGGGCTGAGTTCGGGTCGCTGAGTTCGCTCTCCAGATTCAGCATGTCGCGGAGCTCGGCGGCGGTGTAGCGCGTCAGCTGCTTTGCTTCATCCTTGATGCTCTTGCCCGTCGCTATCGCGCTGGCGACTGCCTCAAGAGCTTTCTGCGTGTCGATGGCCATGCCCGATGATAGCACGCATCAGAAGATGCCCGGGCGCCGCTTGCGCCGCGCGCGTCGTGGCTGCGCGCGACCCCCCGACGGCTGTGGGCTCGCGGCCTGTCCGGCGGCGAGTAACCTCGCGACGTCCGGCTGGCGCTCCGGTGCGGCGCCCACACCAAGAATCATGTCGCGGATTCCTGGAATCAGCGTGTTCCCGCGCTCATCGGGCGTGAGCACGGCTTCGATGGCCACGCGGCCCAGGTACAGACAGTCGAGCGCTTCGTCGCGCGCTTTCTTGCTGGGCTTGACCCACGGACTCTTGCCTGGCCGGTCCGTGCTCGTGCGTCGGCGCTTCGTGAAGACCTGCCGGTACCATGCCCGGACGAATGGCGACCGCTTCGGAACGTGCAAGACGTTCGCGCCCGCCCGCGTCTCTTTGGCGAGTGCTGCGTATACCCAGCCAATCGCCGCGTCAGCGTAAATCGAAACCGGGGCAAACATGCCGTCCTTTGGGTTGCCCGGCTGAACGGGTTTCGGCCACAGCTTGCCGGCGCCAGCGAAGTTCTTGATCCCCCATGCCAGGATCCCAGCCTCGAGGAGTCGCGGGAACAACCGTGTCATCTGGGCGCAGATATCGTTATGCACCTCGCCGTCGCCAGCATCGACGATCCAGACGTGGACGCCAGCGGCGACTAGATGATCGCAGACCTGATCCCAGACCTCATCCTCAATGACGGCACCGTGATGCACAGAGTGGTCGAGCGCCCAGGCCTCGCGCTCGCGGCCCCACCCGAGCAACGTGGTCTCCAGCCGGTTGTGCTGGCAGTCCGTGGACGCCGTCTTGACGATAATCGGCAGCGTCGCGTCATCCCACGGGATCTCGGCCCGCTCGTACGCCGCCGCAGCATCTGCCGACAGCCGGCGGTTTGCAGCTGGCTCCCACGGTCTCGCATTCCGAATATTTTGGAATGTCTGGCGCGCCCGCTCATCGTTGTGCTCGCGCAAGGCAATCATCGAGTCGATCGAGTCCTGGGCGTATTCCGTCCACCCTGCGAACTCGGGCGGCACGTATCCCTGCCATAACCAGAAACTGCGGTGGGTGGACATTCGTTCCGGATGGAGCGCTCGCCATTCCCCTGCCCGAACCATGGCGGGCATCTGCTCTTGCGTGAATGGCTCCTGGCATGTCGCGTATGCGCAAACCATCCGAGCCGTCTCGGGTCTCTTCGGCTCCCAGATCATGCGCGCCGGGTCGAGTACCTGCTCGCTCTTGCACGCCGGGCATGGCACCCACAGCTGCTCTTGTGAGCCTTTCAGGTACTCGCGATTGATGATGCTGGGAACGTCGCCCGGAGATGACACCACGATCACCTTGCGCCCGAGCATTCGATAAGTGCCTGTCCTGCCGAGCGCGAGCCCTACATGGTCGCCCTCTGGCGCCGCGGGGAACGCGTCGACGTCGTCGAGAATCATCACGCGGAGGGGCCTTGATCGATATGTGCCAGGTGCGCCAGCACCGAGCAAGAGCAACCTCGCGCCCGTCGAGAATTCGGTAACCTGGGCGTTGTCGCGCTGCTTTCGGTCCGCCCGCTTGCCAGCGATAGCGGCCAACCGCGGGGATGCCTCGTATAGCTTGCCCAGCCGCTCGCGCTGGTAGTCGGGTGCGTCCTCGGCGGTGGGCAGCACGATGGCCATGGCCGACGGATCGGCGTCGGCGTAGAAGGAGAGCACGCCGTTGATGAGTGTGCTCTTGCCACACTGCGCCGGGCCCATGATCGTGACTTGCTGGCATGGGTCGTCTGGCGAGCACGCCTGCGCAACCGTCCGCCACAACTCCATGCGGTCGAATCTGTACGGCCCATCCCAGGGCGAATCCTTGGGCAGCACCACGTGCGCCTCCATGTACTGATCCACCGTCCGCGGGCTCTCTCTGGCGCGTAGACCATCGAGCACGTGGTCGAGGATTCGCTGCGGCGGGCGCAGACTCAGGCTGCGGCTGTCGTTCATCAGGAGAGTATAGGCTTTGCTCCTGACTGCCGCGGTCGTCTATGCTCTGCGGATCATGGATCCATCGCCGCCACCGTCCCAGAGTTCGCCAGGGCTCGACCTGTCCGGCTTGCTCGCTGAGCACTTCACGAAACTCGTGACGGCCGCTGTCACTGAGTCGGTAGCCGGGCAGCTCGCGGCGACCGATCGCACGATGAAGCGCCGCCAAGTCGGCGGGCTCGGCGGCATCGCTGGCATCGGGCTCGTCGTGCTCCTGCAGTGCTACTCGTGGGTCTCCAGCTACATGGAGAGACAGGAGCGCTTGCAAGACGAGGTGTATACGAGCAAGCGAGTTTTGAACGAGCAGCAGGAGTCGCTGAACCAGATATGGCGCGCAGTCTTCCCCGACCGTGCGCACCCCAAGCGGCTGCCGTTCCCCGATGTCACGTCCGGGGCCTCGCCGCTGGATCCGTGATGCGACAATACGCCGCATCGGAGCGGCTCCATGGCGTGCTATTCTCGGCACCATGCGAGCATTCAACATCAACGACAACGCCCACGAGCGCGACATCGAGCTCGCCCATGGGCTCCTTGCCAGCGCATACCCCGGCGCTATCTGGCGCCACGTCCGGGAAGATCACGGTGACCACGCCGCGATTTATCTCGCCGCGTTTGTCGTGGACTGTGGCGCGGTCGCCATCGCCGCGCTCGATCCAGAGAGTGGCGATGTCAACGTCATACCCATGACCGAAGCGGACCCCGACCTATACCAACTCGTCGCGCTCGTGTTCGCCAGCGAGATCGGCAAGTGGATGGCGCGGGCGGCGCGCTCGCTCGGCCAGCGCCAGACCATCGCGCCATCGGACGACATCTGCCAGGCGTTCGTCGAGTCCGTCGGCGAAACGGCGCCGCTCTTTCGGCAGGTTGATGAGGGGCGAAGGATGAACACGGCCATGGCGAACCCGAGGGCGACCAATGAGCGACTCCGAAGACGCGGAAGATGACGCCCGCGCGGCATCGTATACGTGCAAGCGCCACCAGAGTGGGCCAAGTACGACGAACGCGCCCGCCCGTGATAATGTCTCGGCAATGAGACAGACATCCCTCCTCGCGATATCCCTACTCGCACTCGGCGCATGCGGCCAGTGCGGGACCAAGACACTGCCCGTCGTTCAGCACTACGCTGGCGACTACGCGATCGCCTTCACCGGCTCGGGCGCGACCCACGGCAAGGTGAGCGCGCGCGGCGCCTACTTCGATGGCACCACGTCCGTAAGCGTGGCCCTGGAATACAAGGGCGTGCCGCTGCGCACGCTCGAGGTCGAGCCCGGGGTAGCGCGGTTCTTCGCTCTTGCCGTGGGTCCATCAAGCGTGCGCTGGATCGCGCTCTCGTGCGAGGCTGCCCACGGCGCGGGCATCTTTCCCGAGGTTGCCTGCGAGACGGCGAAGGCCGCACCGGCCGGCCACAAGGTGCTCGTCGAGGTGGACAGGGAAACGGGCACGGTGAAAGCGAATGACGGCGAATGTCCGGTCGACGAGAACGGGACCAAGTGCTGCCCCGACGTCGTCACCGGCGGCGCTGTTTGCCCTGGCTGACCATCACACATCGGAGGTCTGGCACAACCCTGGCTCCGTGGTAGTTGTTGGCGATCGATCCACGGTTGCAAGCTCATCGGCCTGGTCTCCATCCCTGGCAACGGGCTCGCTTGCGGCGATGCTTGCGCTCAGCCCGCTGATCCTCGCGCCAACTCGTCCGCCACTCTGTCGGGGTGGTTGCCCAGGATGCCGACAGCGACGCGCTCGCGTGATCTTGTCGTCGTCGATAACCTCGCCGTTTACGTGGGTGTTTGCCCCATTCACTCCACCAGTCGCCGCGCGCGGGCTGTGGGGCCCTGAGACGACGATCGGAGCGCGACGTAACGTTGCTCATCGCATGGCCTCGCGGACGTCGCTTGCGTGAGTGTGAGCAGAGCCCCAGTTGCCCATGTCCACCTCGTCGATGGCGGCGAGCAGGGGATGGAAGAAGCGCTTGATCAGTGCGCCACTGTCGGCGCTGATCCTCGGAAAGCCGCCGAACTCAGCAAGCGGTGCGGTGATGAGCGCGCAAGCGCGATGCATGAGCTCGACGCTGGCCAGGTAGTCCTGGGTCGCGAGCGCCTCAATCGCACCATCGAGCGCAGCGTCGATATTGAGCATGACCTCGTCGGCTTCCTCGGACAGCGGGCAGCGGGATGTGTGGCCCTGGCTTGCGCGACGGCCACAACAAGAGTGATACGGGTCTTTAGTGTTCATGTCTGGCACAATACAACCGCATACGATACCGCGCAACCGCATAAGTACCTTACGGGTTGATTTCGGCGCATGCGCGGTGCATGATCGGCCGATGGCTCATCACACAACGATCGCATCAGACGCGCGGAACAAGCTCAGAGCGCTGCTACGGCGAGGCCTTCGGGCTGAGCGCGGAGCAGGGCGCAACACTTGGCGCGTGTACTACGGGGATGATCTCGTCGGCACCGCCGACTGGCACCGGATCAAGGGTGAGACATTTCAGGGCACGCTGACGCTGCGCGGATTCGCACTCAGCGACTACGGCACCGTGCGCCAGCGCTCGCGTACCGGCCAGCCATCGACGCCTGTGCACCTGCTCAATGCGCAGTGGGATGAGATCCTGCGCGCGCTCGGCATTGACCGGGGCGAGCGCACAGTCGCGCAAGCCCTGCGCGCGTTCGCGGCATCGGCACCGCTCGCACGCGCTGTCGCCGAAGCCGATGACGTGTTGCCCGGCGCACGCTGAGCGTCTAGTGTTCGTCGGCGTCGAGGTGTAGCTCCGCCACGCCGCGCCACAGCGGGGGCTCGCCAACCGGGCTACGCCAGACCGGCTCGAAGTGGTAGAGCGACATCATCTTGTTGTGTGGCTTGACCGGACCGCGCGCGCTCGGATCGCCCCAAGCGATACGCGTGGCCACGTCCGTGATGCCAGCGACTCGGTGTGTGCGAGGTCGAGTGCACGCACCGTCACCCGACGGCAAAAAGAAGCGCATGCGGGCCGGGTGAAACCGCCAGTCCAGCGTGTGAATTACCCACACGTCGGCATCCCGCGCGGTCAGCATGGCCTCGGCGACCATGACTTGGGCCAGGTCCTCGCCGATGACGCGGTGGGCCTTTGTCGAGCACCTGGTGCAGTGCTGGCACCTCTGAGCCTCCCATGTCCGCTCGCACCGCGGGCACCGCTGGATCGCCCACGGTGGGTTGCTTACGACCTGGTCGACCGCGCGCATGGTGGGACAGTCGAGCGGGCTCAGTGACACCGCGTCCCGTTGATGGCGATGAACGCGCGCAAGCCTGACGGCGGGCAGCGTGTCGTGTGGCTCCGCCGAGTGCGGCATGGGCGCGCCATCCGCATCGCGCCGGGGGTACCAGCCGGCCATCGAGTCGAGCGCATCGCGGCGAATGTCCACGAGCTCCCAGTCGAGGCAGAGCCCGCTGGCCGCGTCCAGCCGCGCCAGCTCGCGCGCGATGGCGCCGTCGCCGCAGCCCAGATCGAGCGTTGCACCTCGGCGCGACTTGAATTCCGGCAGCGAGTAGAGCAGCTGGACGACCGCGGCCGGTGTCGTCCGATGCCCATGTCCGACGGTTTCCTCGACAGGTCGCGCCCCGCCGAAGAGCTGGCCCGTCACGGGCCCACCGCGCGGAGATAGATGTGATTGTGCTCGGCTGCGCAATGAGCCTCCCATAGCTCGCGCTTGGGCATCTTCTTGAGCTTTGCCCACCGCGCCATCCGATCGAGCGCGTCCTGCTCGACTTCGATCGGCTCCTTGCAGATCGAGCAGGACGCGGTGACCAGTCGGGGCTCCTCGGCGGCGCTGTAGCGCCGGCGTCGCGCCGCGCGCTGCCGGGTCACTTCTTTGCTCTCCGACTAGCCGTGTCTGCGCGCTCCGATGGCGTGGCCAGAGAATCGCGCGCGTCACGGTCTGCCAGCCTGGACTCCGCGCGCGCTGCGGACTCGGCGGCGGCTCTGGCCGTGGCCAGCTCTTTGGCCAAGTCGTCACGCCTGGCGACGTACATCTGCCGCGCCTCGCTCAGCTCTTCGTTGGATACCGCCAGCCTGGCAGGGTGATCGCCCACCCTGACCAGCGCATCCATGTCCTTGACTGCCAGGAGGACGTCATGCCACGCGCGCAACTCGTCTGACATGAACGACCGGCGATCGGACTCGTTGACAGCGACATGAACCATGAGCACATGCCGGAGCAAGCTCTTGACGGCCACGGTCAGCGCTGCCGGATAGCTCTTGGCTTGTGGAGCCATCGCGCCGGACTGGACGATGTGCGTCAGGTAGGTGCCGTCGGGCGCGATGATACTCATCCGGAGCTCGGTATGGACAAACATGCCCTTGCCCTCATTGCTCGGATGCGCAGAGGGCTGATGCAGGCACAGCACTATCCCGTGCCGGTTGAAGACCGCGCGCGCGACGTCGATGATCGCTGTGGCTTCCAGGCCGACGCTTTGGCCCGTCCCCTTGACCACGCTCTCGACGTCTTGCTGACAGAGCAACATGCGCTCAAGGATCAGTCCGGGCGCGCCAGACGGCAACATCCACGGGTGTTTCTGTTCTTGGTTTGTCATTCGCAATCCATTGTGTAAGAGCGCACGGTAATCGTGCACCCGGGTTGCTCGCCAGGCTGGCACCAGCGCTTGGAGCCAGACCATGCCGAGATCTGTGAGTCGTCCGCGATCACGGGGCCGACGAGGCAATCCCAGACCGCGCGGGTGAGCTTGTCGCCGTCGCCGATATTCCGCCCTGTGGGCTCGCGGAACCGGCGACCAGCCTTGCTCAGGCGCACACCGTCGCTCATGTAATGTCCGCGAGGCCGAGAAAAGCGGAACTCTAGGCCGACATGGACTGGAACATGTTCGCGCCAGCCGGCCCCGTCGTAGGTGCGCAGCGCGGCCTTGACCACGCGGACCCATTTGCCTGTCCGCTTGTTCTGCGATGGGCGCAGACCGCGGGGCATTCTAGGGTCCGCGACCAAGTTTCCCTTGGTCCCAGCCAGTCCCGAGATGAAGATTTCAAATGGTGGTGTCAAGGCAGAACTCCCTCTGTGGTGATGGTGGCGGCTTGACCAGTCGCCGCACCACGGTCTGGATACCCGAGCGCTCGCCGCGCCAGGACCGCAGTCCGACGACCTTGTAGCGGCCCGTGAAACCGTCGCGCAGCACCCAGCCGCCGGTCCTGCGCGGCGTCCCTGCCCACCAGTGCCACGGCGGCGGCGAGCTGAAGAACTCGACGGCGCTGCGCAGGATCGACGCGCTCAGCTCGGCCCGGTCGCGGTCGCTGGCCGCGCGCCACCACAGGAGTCGCGCACCGCCCTCGATGTCGCGCAGCAGCGACTCGATCGATATGGTCGCGCTGGCTGACCTCTCGCCCGAGGGCAAGTTGGTCCAGTTCGTCAGTCGTGTCGATGCCCCGGACCCCGGCCACCAGCACAGCGCGGCGGCGGTCACGAACGACTGCCACGCCACGCGGTAGAGCGGCGGCGTTGTGACCGCCGCCTTGCGGATGACTGCCGCTCGCGCCCTGGTGACGTGCGCCAAGCCATCATCCCGAAAGTAGCGGAGCACGCCTTCAAGCGTTGGCTCGATGCCAGGCACCGTCAGAATGCCAAGCATCATCTCCTCGATCTTCGCGGCCTCCTCAGCTCGAGCGCCCACCGTCCGGCGAAACCCGCCCCTGCTGTCGAGTTCGCCGTCGTAGATCCCCACGAGCCAGCCCTCTGGCGTCGCGCAGATCCGCAGCAGGCATCGCTCCCTGTCTTTGACGTGCCACATCCGGTACTCGACGAGTTCCGTCGTCCGCGTTCGCGTCTTCCCATGCCATAGCTCGACGCCGTATCCGTGCGGCGTGCCCTCCGGCGGCTCCATCGCAGCGAACCGCTCAGGCAGCGCCAAGTAGGTCTTTGGCATGCCGCGGCCCAAGTCGATGGTTTCGACGTCACTCATGGCGCGATCCGTCTCTCGCGAGCTGGCCGCAGTCCTCCGGAACCATCGACGGCGTGCCGGTAGGATGAGACCCGCTCGCCCCGCGCAGTGCGTTCGCGGCGCGCCTCAACGTCGGCGACATCCAGGCCGAGGAAGTCGGCAACTCCTGCTGGCACGGTGAGGAGCAGGCGGCGGAGCGCGCGATCCTCGACCTGCCGGACTCTCTCGCGGGTGACGCCGAGCTGCTCCGAGATCTGCTGCAGGGTCCGCCCTCCAAGGTCTGCCACGTCGAGAGCGCAGTGGTACCGGCTGCTCTCCAGCCATTCGAGCACTGCGTTGTCGCCCACGTCGCCAGCCTCGAGGGCGCCACGGCGGCTCGGTCGAGAGGGCTGTCCGCCCTGCGTGCGGTCAAGTGCGAGGTGGTACCGGCACCCAACCCATGGGCATTCGCGCCGACCACCCACGACAGGAGGGCACTCCGCGCGCGTCTTTGGCCGCGAGTCACCCATCGCCGTGCAACCTCTCGTACTCCGCGATTGCCGCACACGCCGCCGCGCGGACGTCGTCGGGCGTCGCCAAGTCCTGGTTGGCGTCGAGCCAGTGCTCGAGCTGGGTATTCGCCCAGCCATCGCCCAGCCACGACCACTCATCGTTCTGCCATGCCCATCCCCACGATGCATCACCGACGGGTTGCCCGCCGAAGAGCACCTTGGTGCTGGCCTCGTCGCCGTCCCATTCGGTCACGACGCACATAATCTCGGCGACGTCCTGCGCTGGGCCGGTCAGCGATGGCGCCGCGGTCGCGAGGGCATCGAGAAACTCCGCTCCGGTCATGCCCGCCCCGTTATCGAGCGCGGCACTGGACGCCGCGCGCTCCTCGGCGAGCTCGGCGTCGTCCGCGAGGGCGCGCTCGTCGGGCAGCTGCTCGGTCAAAAAGCGGTAGTAATCCGGGCTGTGCACCGGCTCGTCGTCGATCGCGCGGCTGATGTCGTCCCACAGCTCACTGGACACCATGTGCCGCTCCGTTGCGCTCAGCACGCCGTCCTCGTGTTCGCACGGGTCGATGTCGAGCGCCTCGCACGCGTCGCGATAGAGCAGCCGTGCACCGGCGACGGTGAGTGCATCAATCAGCGCGGGCGTGTCGACAGCGACCCTGGAGAGCGCCGCTGCGGCCATCTCTGGCCCAAGGTGAGCGCGCTCGAGCCGTCCGTTGGCCCCGAACCAGACCACGTAAACACAACTTGCCACGTGCTCAACCGTGGCTTGCTGGGGCTGTCCGCCGATTGTCAAGATCACATCGTCGCCTATCTTGTAGCTGTCATTGTCCATCGTGTTCTCCTGTTGGTGTTGGTCGCTCATGCCAAGCCGGCCCAAACGCGTTAGCCAGCTTGACTCGGTGTCTATCCGTCGGGTTGCGCTCGATGCCAGCTGCCTCGATCTCGGAGACGCCCAGGGCTGCGGCGAGGTCTGCGAGTGTCCAGCCTCGACTGGCCCGCGCTGTACGCACGCGGGCTGTCGTCAACTCACGGCGCGCCACAGTGCGTCCTGGTAGAGCTTGTCGATGGCGGCCCTGTCGTCCGGGTCGTGCCCGGCGGCGCCGACGATCCTGCGACTCTCGGCGCACTCGGCGAGGTCTCCGTCACCTTTCCCGAGCACGCGCTCGAGGTCGGCGAGGGTTGGCTGGCGTGGCACGGTCACGGTGCTATCTTCCATCCATCGGGTTGATTCCGAGCGCCGCGGCAAGCGCGCGAATGGCTTGCTGCTCCATGTTGGCCCGGAGCTCGGCAATCTTGTTGCCCGAGCGGCGAGCGGCGCGGCGGCTCTGTCCAGCGAGGGCGGCGGCGGCGTATAGGTCTTTGGCGGTGTCCATGGATCTGACACTAGCCGACTGCGCCGTGATTAGTCAAGTGGAGAAATCACAAGCCGTGTCGATTTCTTAGTCTGCCAAGGCGCAGTCCATCCGGTGCCCGTGGCTGTAGCCGCACTCGTCACAGCTGCGCGTCGTCGCCGCCGTAGCCGTCGTGTAGCCGTAGCAGTGGGGGCCAGCGGGCCGCTCGAACGCGCGGCCAACGCCAGCGATCGTCACGGGTGCGCCGCCCACCTCGAGCACTGCGCCGACTACCACGAGGCCAACGGGACCGACCACGACGCGGCGGCCGCGCTTCGTGGTGGTCCAGGATAGGCTCGGAGACGATGACACGGATGCGCCAGGCTCCGACACTGCGACAGCCTGCAGGTTCGGCGTATCGCAGCGCTTGGAGTGCCGGATCGCCGATCCGGCATACGCCCACATGTTGCAGTCGTCGCAACGCACCGCGCCTGCGCTGGCTGCGAACTCACGAAGGCCATCGGTCAGGGCGAAGGTTCCGTCGTCGGTGGTGATGGTTTTCGGTTCCATGGCTCCGACACTAGCCGATACTGTCGTGATTAATCAAGTGGAGAAATCACCAACCGCGTCGATTTCTCACGGCGTGCGCACTGGTAGCCATTCGCCAGCGAGCAGTCCGCGCAGCGCCTGCGCGGGCGACTGGCCGAGCTCATCGCCGAACACCCGCTCGGCAGCGGCGTACTCGGCCGCGCTCATTGTGAACGAGTGGGGGCGCCGCTTGACCTTGCCTGGTGGTCGGCCTGCGCCTGGGCGTCGTCCGCCTTTGTTGTCTGGTGGCATGCTCTGCTTATACCGCTCGGCGACGTGATTGCGCAAGTTGGGGAATCATGCGGCATGCATCAGCCGGCCGTAGAGAACGCGGAACGCCAGCGCATGAACAGCGGGGACCTGTCCGTTCCCCAGGGCTGCGCCTCGGTCCATGAGGTCGGCCACCCCATGAGCCACTCGACATATTGCGGGTTCGCTTTTCCACCAAGCATTTCCCCGAGGCTCGGTCCGCCCTGCGCGTTGCGTCCTCTGACGCTCTTTCCGCGTCGCGCGTCGCTCGCTGTCGGCGTCGGCACTCGTCGTACATATGCGGTGATCGACTCGCCGCCCTGCTGATACTTCCCGTTCCGGCCCGTCGTCATCCCTGACACCGTCGGGGTCGGCACATGCTCGATGGCGCGCAAGGATCCACATGCGGTGGCGATGATGCGGTGCACCCACGTCGCACGCTCCGAGACAGTCCCACTCCGCATCGTACCCGAGTACGGCAAGATCTCCGAGGACTCGGCCAAGCCCGCGAGTAGCGAGATTTGGCGAGTTTTCCACGTACACGAACCGTGGTCGAACCTCATCGACCACGCGGGCAAACTCTCGCCAGAGCCCAGACTTGGGGCCGTGCTCGACGCCGCCCCCGCGCCCTGGTGCCGCGATGTCCTGGCATGGGAAGCCGCCAGATACGAGATCCACAAGTCCACGCCAGGGGCGCCCGTCGAAGGTCTGGACGTCGTCCCAGATCGGAAACGGTGGCAAGAGTCCGTCGAGCTGTCGCTGCATGAGCACGCGTCGGCAAAAGGGGTCGATCTCGACGGCGCAGACGGTTCGGTGTCCGAGCAAGAGTCCGCCAAGTATCCCGCCGCCAGCTCCGGCGAATAACTCCAGGACATTCACTTCGCCCCCATCACACGTCACCCGCCACATAGCGCTCGACCACGCGCGGCCGAGGCGGCGGCGTCGGGAGCGCGATAGAGTAGAAGCTGCCGTGCTTGGTCCGCGGCGCCAAGCGCCCGGCGGCTTTCAGGGCGGCGCGGATCACAACCATACTCGGCTCGGTTCCTGTGCGCGCACGGCACTCGGCCTTGATCGCGGCCTGTACCTTGGCCGCGGGATGGTTGGCGATGCGGGGTCCGTCGGCCAGCCATTCCGCGATCACGGTATCGACGACGGTCTCGCCCGTGGCGGCGAGCAGCTCGAGCGCAAGCCAACGCGCCCGCTCGCGGCCCAGGAAGCCGTGCAGCTCCACAGCATAGTCGCGCGCGTCGCGCGCGTCGAACGCGGCGAGAAACGCCAGGTGCAGCTGTATTGCCGCCATCACTCGCCGCCCTTGGCCGCGCCAATCAGGTGACAGTCGCCGCTCAGCTCATGCGCCACGAGATCGAAGCTCGCCCACATACGTGGCGACCCGTCCGGCCCGGGAGTGCCACGGCCAAGAGTTGCGCGAAGCTCCGCGGTTTCGCCCAGGGGCAGCGAGCGCGCATCGTCGATGAAGCGGTCCACGCGCTCGTGAACGATATCGCCGATCGTCGGCGCGGCGGGCGCCACATGGTCGGCGGCCTTCGTCAGGTAGCGCCCGAGGGCGCGCGCATTGTCCGGCTGTAGCATGATTCCGCCCAGGGTCACGACCGCAGCGGCGCGATCCTCCATGCCCACGAACGGGTAGCCGATCGCCAGGTTGATCGGCGGAGTGCCAGCCCAGGCCACTGGCGCGCTGGTCGTGCTGCCGTTCACCAAGCGCACGATCACCTCGCTGAGTTCGGCGGCGACCGGCTCACCATCGCCGTGGTTGGCGTCCCCGGACACGCGCCCGACCATCGCCCACGGGCCGCGCAGGTCGGTCGTGCCCGACTCGGACAGCCCGGGCTTGATGTTGACCGGTGCGGGCCTTTGCGCGTCGGCCCGGGCCGCCCTGAGCTCGCTCTCCGCTTGCTGGCACACCTCGTTGGCGGCGTCGAGAGAGCGCGCGGTCACTGACCAGCACTCCAAAACGATCGCATGGCTTGCGTGCATCGACGCCAGCTGCGCGAAGCATGCGTCGCGCTCGGCTCGGACCCTCTCGCTCGCCGCTCGAGCGGTGTCTCGCTCGGCCTCGGCCTGCTCGAGGTCTTCGCGCGCGATGGCGATCTCGGCCAAGTCGATGTCGCGCTGCGCGTGCAGTGCATCGTTGGCGCGCCGGGCCTCATCCGCTTCCTCGCGCGCATCCACGAGCGCAGCGGAGCATTGCGCGAGAGTGCGCCTGGCGTCGTCGTGCTCCGCTGTGACCTTGGCCAGCTGTTCGTATAGCTCGTCGTACCCCTTCACTGCCGCCCCGTGCCAGCGCCACGCGCTGGCGTTGCCGTTCTTCATCTGCTCGAGCTCTTTGCGGGCGGTAACGTTCTCCGTTCTTGCGGTCTCCAGTTCCGCGCGCGCCGCATCACGCTCCCGAGTCACCCGCCGAAGCGTGGCGTGCGCCAGCTCGCCGCCGGCCAACTCGTACCGCTCAGCCGTCACCCGCGTGAGTGCGTCCTTGGTCACCTTGTGGTAGCGCCGCTCGAAGTCCAGCGCCGCGGCGTACTCGTCGCGCTCGGCCTGGACCTTGGCCAGCCTCGCCTCCGCAAGCTCGCGCCGGAGCCGCTCGTTTTTCTCGCTCTCCACGCTTTCGAGCAGCTCCTGATATGTGACCTCTTCTTGCTGGGCCATTGCCGGCGTCGTGCCTGGCTCGAGCAGCGCAGAGAACCCGGCGAGCGACCGGGACATGGTGTTGGCTTGCTGTGCCGTGAGCGTGATCCCGCTGGCATCCTCGCCGAGCACGACCACGTGGTCGTCGAGGATTTGCACCGTGACACTGCGCCCGCGCTCGTCGCCCTCTGGGTTGAACGTGCGGCACACGATCGTTGTTGCTTGTGGTTCTGTCATAACCGGCACCATATCAGCACTATTCGGCGATGTCTACACCGATGGTACACCGCAAACCTCATGATGCGCGCCGTGTAGAAAGCTGGCCAAATGGCCGAATTTCGACCACCTCCGGGCGGACCCCACCCTAGCCGTCGCCACCCTGTAAGTACTGAGTGGCACGACGTCGCAGATCGCCAGCTACACGTCGAGCGGAGCCACCGCGGCGCGCCTGTTTGCCAGCCTGTTGCAGGTCCGGAAAAACTCGTTCGGCGGCTGCGGTCTCAGCTCTCGTGTAGTCCAGCTCGGACCCTCGCAGGTTTTCCCCGGTCGGTCAGTGCCAGAGCGCCTCACGCGAAGGGTCCGGTTCGACGGTACTCCTGAGCGTTGCGCGCCGTTGGGTGGCACTGGGCTGACTAGGGCAGATTCGCGGGTGGGTGGGGTAGGCCCCCCGGCCTTCGCCAATCTGCGAGGGGTGGCTTGATCCGACTCACACCGAACAATCCAGGATTCTTGGATAGTTCGCGCCCGAGCCCCCGGGTAGCCTTGCCGTTCTCCTGCTCGTGAGCTCATCGGTCCCCACACGTGGATTCGAACCACGATTCCGCATGCAGTAGCGAGCGGTCCCGTGGGACTTCTCTGCATGCGTGCACACCTCGTCAACGGTTGTCGCTGGGTCCAGCGAGCCGCTGACTGCGATGGGGAGCGATCAACCCACGAACCAAGGGCGGCCCCATGGTCTGCGTGGGATCTCCGCTTCAATCGCGGACGTATATCCGGCGCCGTCGCGGTCGCCGTACTATCTCGCGCTGCGCTCCACCTCGCTGTGCGCCCGGCGCCCGCTGCGCCGGTGACCATCCGCTGGGATGTCACACTGGATATGTAGGGTGGTTTCATCATCGAGACATGGCAAGCCTAGACAACTTGCCCGCCGAAATCAAGCCCCCGGATCCCTGGGGGCTTCGGTCGTTTCGGGAACTTGCCACCGCGCGCAGGTTAGAGCGCCCGCCCGGGACTATTCTTGACAGCGCCGCGCCGCCCGCGGGACTGTGCCGCCATGGCCATCGACTGGAACAAAGCGCAAGAGTACAACGCCACGACGACCAGCCTACCGCCCGAGCAGCTCGTGGCGCTGATCGCCGAGACACAGCGGAACCTGAACGTCACCCAGGACGGGATGTTTGGTCCGCAGACGCGGCTGGCACTGGCACGCGAGTGGGCAGAGACCGAGGAGCGTACGCTCGAGCAGATGATCGCCGCCGCCATCGCGCAGACGGGCAAGCCGTACATCTTCGGCGCCGAAGTGAGGTTGGACGACCCGAGTCCGCCGGCGTTCGACTGCTCCGAGCTCGTACAGTGGACGTGCGCGCAGGCTCGGCTGAGGATGCCAGACGGCACATGGAACCAGGTCACGCACTGCCGCGACGTCGGCACGCTGATCGATGTGTCGACCGCGATCTGGACGCGTGGCGCGCTGCTCTTCAAGTTCGGCGGCGACCCGTTCCAGGGCTCGCGCCCGTCGAGCGCTCACGTTGCGATATCGCTCGGCAACGGCACCACCATCGAGGCCAGGTCGGCCAAGTATCCGGTCGGCTCGTTCAGTGCAGAGGGTCGCGGCTGGACCCACGCGGGCCTCATTCCGGCGTAAGCAGGATCAGCGGGCCACGTAACCGTCGCCAGCGCACTCCCAGCAATCCTCGCCGTCATCCTCGCCCGAGCCATCGCACGAGGTGCACGGCGTGCGGATCTCGAAATCGCAGGTGTCCGCGATGAACACCACGGTGTCGTCTGATGTGTCGCCGTAGCAATTCCGCGACTCTATCTCGAGCCGGAGGAGTTCGACGAACTCGGTCACCGGCGCGTTGTCCAGGATGCGCGTCGGGTGTACCAGAATCTCGCCCGGATCGCGCGCGTCGTCATCGGAAAGAACGCCGACGAGAGTCGTGACGACAGCGCCGTCGAGGTCTGCGGCGCGCCAGAGCCCGTGGTCGCTGTGAGCAAAATACGCCACCAGGTCGTCCATGGAAGCGCAACAGCTCAGGCCGCTCCGTACATCGCCCTCCCATCCGTCGTAGCAGGTATCCCACGGCGTCGACGAGTGGTCGCTGTGGCAGTCCGCAGAAGTGAGCGGCCGGCGGCTGATGCGGTAGGCGGTGACGGTGTCCATGCATGCGGTATATCGCGCATGTCGGCACCAGGTCAACACCAATCGAACGCCGTTGTCATTCTGGCGCGAGCAGGGCCATCTGCTCATCAACGCGCACCCATCGGCCGCGGCGCCACGCCCGAGGTGCTCTCTGGCGCTGCCGCCCATGAAGTCATCGCCAGCGCCGACAACTGGAGCATCAGCGAGCAGCCGTTCGCGCCGTGCGACCGCGCACCTTGACAGCGCGGCCATAGCACGGCACGATGGCCACCGTCATTGTAGTCCATCCAACACGCGCTCGCCTCACGAGGTGGGCGCGTTGCGGTTTCGGCCCTTGCGCCAGAGCACGACCAGGACGATTCCCGCAGCCACCGCGATCATGGCGTATCGGGCACACGTCTCGACGACATCCGGCAGACGCGGCCTACACTTGGCGGTCATCGCGCCCGCCAATCCGCCCCGGCCCGGGTGAGATTGCAGCGCCGCCCGTGGCCGCAGATCTCGCATGTGCGCTCGGCGAGATCGCGCCATAGCCCGACAACTGGGACCGAGACCACGGTCCTGTCCGCGTGGGCTGTGAGCGCGCACCAGACGGCGTACACGAGCCGCCTTGTCTCGGCGTGCGCTTCCATGGCCTCGCGTTCGATGGCGTCCATGCGGCGGCTGTGACGGTCACGCGCAAGCATCACACCCACCTCGAGCCCGGTGACTCTCGCAGCGAGCTGGCGCGTGACCGCGGTGTCATCGGTTGGCGCCGGCCTCGCGCGGACTCGACCGCAGGCCAACAAAGTGCACTCGCTCACCAGGGTGGCGATAAGCGCCACCCACAGGAGCCAGGGCGCGGCGCGCGTCACGGTGTCACCGGGCGCAACACCACCATGTCCTCGCAAGGCATCACGCGGAAGACATAGCCACCCTTGGTGTCGATCTGGAGCATGTTGCCGTTGACCGCGGCGATCGCCGTCACGGCACGTGTGATGTCCGAGTCTTGGAGCGTGTCAACGACGTCGCCGACCCTCACACTGTCTGCGCGCACGACCCTGCGGCCGTCGCCGCGTTCCATTGCCCACAGGACGCTGCGCCATCGCCGCAGCTCCCCCGGTGACAGGCTCGCGGCGTACTCTTCCGCGGCCCGGAACTGCTCTTCTGGCATGTCGGTCTTGCCACGGTGATCGCACGGCACCCTCGTGGCCCTCGCGCTGCCGGCCACGCGCATCATGAAAAATCCGTTGTCCTCGCACTGCTGGCAGGTCGGCGATGTGTCCTCTTTGCTCGTATCGGTCTCGTCGATACGCTCACCGGTATCTGGATCGCGGCCATGGCGTCGGCACAGATCCTGCGCGCGGCCCGAGCCTATGGCGAAGATCGACTTGACCCCCGCCCACGCCGGAGCGCTGTTTTTGCATGCCTTGTTGACCGCGCGCTCGACAAGGTCTGCGAGGTCATCGGTGCGCGCCAGCTCGTCTCTATCCACCTCGCCGATACGCGATACCGCCTGGCTTGCCTGCTCATGCCATTGCTCGTCGTCCAGCTCTTCGCCGAGAAAGACAGCGACGACCTCTGCCAGCAAGTCCAGCGCCTCCCCGTGCTGAACTTTCAAGCGGCTGAGCAGCGCCAGGCACTCTGAGCGCTGCTGCATGTACACGTCGTCGATACACGGCAAAGCCGTGGGCTCGAGACGCGCCCGCGCCCTGTCCAGCAACGGCCCGAGTTCGTCGAGCGTGACCGGCTTGCCCCAGACGTAGCCATCGCTCCGCACCTTGATTTCGCCGGAACCGAGCAACGAAACGAACGCCCTGTGCTCGTCGCCCCAGGTACAGCTGCAAGCCGTCGTGAGCATGGTCCACGGCAGCCCGCGCACTCGCACCATGTCGTCGATGGCCACGGCAGCATCGACCTCTCGCGTATCGCCCTCGTCGATACGCGGCTCCGGCGCCATGGCATCGTTTGGCCGAATGGCGTCGAATGCATCCGGTAGCGCGCGCAGGAAGTCCGCCACCTTCTGCTGATCGTCTGGCGCCAGCTTCTCAATACCCCGGACAGCCCGCGCCCGACCATCGCTCCGGCCAGCGAGCCACTCCGCACCCACGTCATACAGGTCGGCCAGCTTGCGCAGCTCATAGGGCGTGGGCCGGACTCGACCAGCCTCGAGGGCGACGATCCAGCCCACGCCACTCACGTCCAGCTGTCGGGTAGCCTGCGCGCACGTCAGCCCTGCGCGCTCGCGGGCGATCTGGTACCGGTTGGGCTTTGCGGGTTTTGGCGACATCGCGGCGACTTGCGCGCGGGCCAACGCGAGCACAGCGGTAAGTGCGGTGATATCGTTGTCCGATAGGTCGCGCTCGTCGGGGTCGGCGATCATCAGCTCGACGCGGGCAAGCACGTCCTCGATCGATTCGGTGGTCATGATGCCCCCGTTGTCGCGGCGGCATGGAATCGGCGCGGAAACCATCCGCACGACGTGTGCGATGCTTGCTTGCCGAACATCATCACGCACCGGCGAACATGGGCACAGTCGCCGCATGTCGTACCGGTCGGCAGGTCCATGCACGTATCGGGTGTGCATGAGTCGTCCGCGCAGCATCCGCCGCGCTTCTTCGCTGTCTCTTGTTTGTCCATGAGTCTATCCTTGGTTGTGGTCAGTATCGTTCGATCTTGAGATCCTCGTGTACGTACGATGTGCTGTCTTCTTCGCCGTCAAGCCAGAATGCCCACCCGCACTTGCCCGGCGCGGACTGGTCGTCACCGTCCTCGACTAAATCGAAGCTGCGCTCGGGCTGGCCCTCTGCGCGCAAGAGCTGTCGGATGGCCTGCTCGGCCGCCTGTCGGCTGGGTCGCCGTGTCATTGTCGCCATGCTTCATCCTTGGGTAAAAAGGTCGAGCTGCCCAGTCGCCGCCTGCGCCGCTTGGTCATATCGCTCGGCGCCTTGCTCAATCGTATACCAGCCGGGCTCGTCGGGCCTGTCGGGCCAGCTATGACACGACACGATCGTGATGGCTCCGCCGTGCACGCGGTAGCTGCGCCCGGGCTCAAGGCGGCGCGCAGCCATCGTACGCCAACTCGGCCAGGGCCTGGTGCATCTCGCCATACACCCAGCACTCCAACTCAGCACCGAGCTCGACGCATTCGAGGCAAGTCCTGAAGGTCTCGAATCCGCCATCTACCCAGAGGCCCGA